GTTAAGTTTCCGCGTCACATCACCAGAGACATTTCCGAGTTAAATTGCCTGTTACATTTCCGGGTTAAATCTCCAACAAAATCTCCTTCAAAGGTTCCATTAGAAAATATAGAAACACCATTAACAGTAATATTTTTACCAGCTGCTAAATCAATGTTTTCAGAAGATGTCCATGACTGAGTGGCATTTGACCAAACAAAAGTTTTATCGGTTGTTCCCTTAAGGGTAATTCCGCCACCATTAGCTGTTGTATTGCTGGGAGAAGATACGTTTCCTAATTCTATATTAACGTCTTCAACTACAAGTGTTTGAGTATCTATGGATACTACATTTCCGCTAACAGTTAGATCACCGTTAATTGATAATCCATCTGAGGTTGTGATCAGACTATTAGATGATTGAAGGAGGTTTAACGAGGAGCTGACCAGGGTTCCATTTGAGTTTATGTAGTAAAATACTCCGTTAACAGGATCTAGGGCTATTTGACCTTGAACTATATTGGGGATGGCCATAATAAACCTTTCTTATTAAAAGTTAAAAGGTTCCACCGTCAATAGTGACTCCGTCAAATGTCGTCAAATTTGTTATAGAACCACCAGTGATAGAAACGCTATTTGCATTTTGAACCGCAATAGTTCCAAGACCAAGAGTTGTTCTTGCTACAGCAGCATTTGCACTTGAGATAAGATCTCTTGCATAAGATGTTAAGTTTGTCAATGCTGCGGCACCAGCGCCAGTAAAATACGGCAATTTGTCTGCAGCTGACGTTAGGCCAGCCAAAGCAGCTAGTTCTGCGTCATAGCCTTGAACATTTACGCCTATTTCAAGACCTAGATTTACTCTGGCGTTTGTAGCTGTTGTAGCTCCAGTTCCACCATGACTTAGTGAAATTGTTGATCCATTCCAAGTTCCAGATACAATTGTGCCAACTGAGGTTAAGCTTGAATTAATAATTGTTGAACCAAGAGTAGTATTAGAAAGAACAGAAGATCCTCCTATTGCATAGGTTTTACCTGCTGCAAGGTCCATATTTTCTGATGATGTCCACGAATCAGTTCCATCAACCCAATTAAATGTTTTATCTGTTGATCCCCTGACAGTAATTCCTGCCCCATCTGCAGATCCATCAGTTGGAGAGGCTGTATTGGCGATAAGAATATTTTTATCTTCTATAGCTAATGTGGCAGTATTAAGAGTAGTCGTATTACCCTGAACCAAAAGATCGCCAGTAACTGTCAAGTTATTTGGTATTGTTACATCATTTGCCAACGAGAACGTCACATTACCATTCGAGGCGGAGACTGCAATTTCATTACCAGTTCCAGCTACAGAAACAACACCTTCATTTGTGACGGTAAATGTTCCACCTTCAACATTGGTGTTTGTAACAGAAATCCCAGTTCCAGCAGCAACAGATCCAACATAGTTGCCAGTTGTGTCTGTGCCTAAAGCAACTGAATTAGCTGCAATTGTTGTTTGACCATTTGCAGCAATTGTTACATCACCAGTGAGTGTTACATATGTGGGAACTCCATCGGTATTTGCAACAACAACTTGACCAGAAGTTCCAGACGCAAGTTTGGAAAGAGCAACTGCTGCAGCATCATTAATATCTGAATTAACTATGCTATTAGAAAGTGCAAGTTTTGAATAGGCAATTGCTGCAGTTGTTGCAATATCTGCGTCAACAATTGTATTTGAGGCAATGGATGCTGTCAGTGTTGCATTGGCAAGATTTGTAATTGCAACATTGCCACTTAAATCTCCGCCAAGCGTAAGTGTAAAGTCTGCAACATCAAGATTTACTTTTGAATTTGCGTCGTCATACGTTACACCTACACCAGAATGAGTTCCGTTAGTCAAAAGTACTGCTGCTGCGTCTTGTACTTCTTCTGTAAAGTGATTTACTTGTGATGCGCTAATTGCAATCGTTTGATTAGTAACAGATGTTAGTCTACCCTGAGCATCTACAACAAATGTTGGGACCGTAGTATTAGAGCCGTACCCGCCAGCTATAACCGCAGTATTGTCAAGGTCTACTGTTACTGAATTATTTGAAACAGTTGAAGTAAGACCAACTCCACCAGAAATAGTTAGTGTGTCTGTTCCAGATGTTATGGTTGTATTTGAACCTGTGTCTCCGGCTACATCAAAAGAGGTTGCTACTGCATTTATTGTTGAATTTACGTTTGCAATAAGATTATCAACATATAGTTTAGTTGTTGCATGCCCATTCGCAGATGGTGCTTCAACAGATACTGTTCCTGTAAATGTTTTATTGCCAGAAATTGTTTGAGCGCTTGATAAAGTTACAAATGCACCAGAGCCAGCAATCGGGATGACTGTAGTTGCACTACCGCCAGAACCGCTAATACCCTTACCGTAATAAAGTACGTCACCTACTTCGTTAAAAGCTAGCTCTGCATTTTCTAGACTTGATGGTGCGTCCGATGTGCCAGACGTCCTTCTTTTAATTCTTAATGTATTAGCCATGTCTAGAAGTTCCCTCCGTCTACTAAATCCTCTTCATCATAATTAATCCAAGCATTGGTATTGCCGTTATAGCGCAAAACCTGACCATCTGCTAGTTCCGAATTTATAGTAACATCAGTTAAACCATTTAAAACTGATTGTTCTGAAATAGATTGTTCTGCTGCAATTATTCTGTCTTTTACTGTCAAATGTGATCCAGCTGGATTGATTCCTACGACTGTTTGAATAGCTTCTACTGCATCATTAAGATCTGAGTGCTGTTTAGCGTGGGGAACGGTAGTGGAATTTAAAGTATCAGAAGCTGTTGGATTTATTAAAATATCTAGGGAGTTAGGATAATTAGTTGGCATAGTTTCCTTAGAGGCTTAGTATTTTTCCTGATTCGTTATTCCACTGCAGTGTTAATAGTAAAGACTCTCCGGTTGCAGTAAACGGCAGTCCTTCAGATTCATCAATAAAAAATATTAATCTTGAACTTGAATCAGACAATCCAACTTGATATAAGATGATTGCGTCAAATATGCCACCGGAATAAGATTCTTCTAGAATATCTGCTGCATCCAGAATTCCGTTTTGCGCAGTTACGTTATCAATATTTGCAGTTCTAAACACCACTGCTTCTGAAGGTATATCGGAAACATATTGATTTGTTAAAAAATTTGGAGTGTACAAAGATTTTTTAATAAATAGCACTTTTAAATTTTGGCCGGTTAAATCAAGATCTCCCTCTAACAAGGCCTGTTTTGCTTTTGCGTAAACAGTATTTGCCATTTAAATACCTATTTCTTTTGAAACTGTAATTCTATATTTGTAGCCAGTTTCAAAATATGTTTTATTTTCAGTATGAAATACCGGTGTTGCGTCGTTTGAGGGAAAGTCTATATAAACTTCTGGTTTCCAGGAATGCATTTGAACTTTTACTACAACGGTCTCCCATCTGGATGGAGTTCTTTGAATTTTTTTTCTTTGAACTTTAAAATATTTATTCGTTAAAAAGTTTACCGCTGGTCTAGAACTAAATGTTATAGTTAACCTTCCGTCATTATAATCATTGTCGATATAAAATGATCCATTTTTAGGATCTATATCTTTAATATAAAACTCTGGATTTTTAGCTATAATTTGATAAGAGGTATAAGCCTCAAGAAGAACCGATTGATCTTCGACATATATTTCCTCAAGAACCGGAACCGCATTGCCCGAAATGCCAGATGGTGTTGCCGCATCTTGTTTTGTAAATACTATTTTTTCTTCTGGAACTACTTCGTTTGCGGCATCAAGAAGACCAACTAATCTTATGTAATATTCTTGCCCAGATACAAGAGTTTTATTCCAATAAAGTGTTAAAGTTCTAGAAATTGTACTGTAGTCAGATAGGGTATTTATTGTTTTAAATGGATCCTGCACTGCCGCTGGAGTTGCCGCAGAAGTCTGGACAATGAATTTACTATTTGTTATTGAAGCTATCTTTATTGTTCTGCCAAATTTAATTTTGACCCTATCAACATTAACTGCTGCATAATCAATCAAATTTAACGGCACGGCTAACTCCTACATAACTTATAAATAACTAGTAATTCAAAAGCCACAAAAAGATAAGGGGTGGCTTGCGCCACCCCTCGATCTCTCTCAAGATTTAGTAACTATAACGATCTTAAGATAATTCAGCTA